CAAGGCTGGATTAGTGAATGAAATAGTGAGACTTTCCAATGTAATGATGCCATCCGATAAAGGCTGGAAAAGTATTCCTCTTTACACCGCTATCGAAAAAGGTGATTTAGATAGCGAAACAATTGCAGAAATCGAAGGCGAACTCATTTTTTTTACTTGTGTGTCTATGATAAACAAGAAGAATCAAATTCAAGCGATCATGGACACAGTCAATGGCTTATGGGGTTCGCAAACAACATCATTAAATTCTATGGAGTTTCAGAATTCCTTGATGACATCGACAGAGGGCGAGAGTTCTGGAGAGATGGAGACAACATCGTCTCTGCCTGTCTAGATTATGTAAGTGGTGAGGGATTTTCCAAGTTTTTTGAGGATATACATATAGAATATAAGTCAAGCGCACATGAGTTTCGCCAAAGACATATTTTGAGAGCATTAGAAAGAAGCAATGGCTACTAAAAGTGTAATTGACATTGATATTAATGATGAGAAATTCAAAGAGTTTCAAAGACTCTTTGAAAAGTATCAATCATCCCTTGGCAAAATGCCTAATCAATGGGGGAAAATCAATAAAGAAGTAAGTTCTTTACAAGGCAATTTTAATCGGGTGCAACACGCACTCGATACTATTGCTAGTCGATTAGACAAAAACTACAAAACTTTACAAAATACTGACCAAGTAGTTAATAAAACTGAAAAGCATTTCCAAAGTATTGGAAAAACTGCTGCATCTATTAGCAAAAATGTAGCAGCAACAACCTTTAATTTATTAAAGTGGGGTAGTGTTGGCGCTGCTTTAGGTCTTTTAGGTAGCGCAGGTGGTCTATTTGGCTTAGGTTCATTGGCTGGTGCTGCAAGTGATACCAGAAGGCAAGCACAAGGTCTTGGAGTTACCGCAGGTGAACTTAAGGCTGCTCAAGTAAATTTTCAAAGAGTTGCAGATGTTAATTCACTTTTGAGCACAATTGCTGGAGCACAAACCGACATTACAAAACAATATGCTTTTGGAGCAGCACAGGTCAATCCAAATCAAAGCGCAGCCCAACTCCTTCCGCAACTTCTCAGAAGGGCTGGAGAGGTCTATAAAGCTGGTTCTCCAGCTACTGCACAACAAAGACTAGAAGTAAGTGGGTTATCTGCTTTGGGCATTGATGTTGAAACTGCTCGAAGAATGGCATCTTTGCGAAAAGGGGAGATGGATGATCTTGAAAAGAAATATGCTGCCGATACCAAAACCCTAGCCCTTACCGATGCTTTATTGAAAAGATGGCAAGACCTTGATGTTCAATTAAGTCGATCAAAACAAAAAATTGAAAATGTCTTTATTTCTGGTCTCGAAGGACTTGTAACACCATTAGATAATTTATCTGATTCTTTTTCTAATGCAGTTAAAGCCTTTTTGGAAAGCCCAAAACTTAAAGAATGGATTGGCACTTTAGGTGTCAAATTAGAAGAATTTGCTAAATATCTAGAAAAACCAGAATTTAAAACTGATGTCGAAAACTTTTTAACCAATGTTGGCAAAATTGGAGAAGCAGCCCTTGATTTGGCTGAAGCAATTATTTGGCTTGCAGGTATTGTTAAAAATCCTTTAAATCCTGGAAATCTCGGAATTCTTCAAAAAGGAATGCCAGAAGGAAAATCAGAATTTGATCCTTCTAGAGAAGGTATGAAAAAAGGATTTAAGGCTTGGTGGAATAATTTAAGTGGTGTAAACCCTGATTTGGCTAATGCAATACAAGCTGCTGGATTACCTGTTATTAGTGGATATAGAAGTGAAAAAGAAGAAGCTGCATTAAGACATCATATTGATCCCAAAACTGGGAAATGGGTTACTAAAGATGGTTTGCCTGTCACTCAGCCAGGAGAAACTAGCCATCATACTCTTGGTACTGCGGTTGATATTAATAATGCAAAAAGATATTCAGATGAATATTTGGCTCAATATGGCTTGTATAGACCAGATTCTAAAGACCCAGGACATATTGAACTCAAAAGAAAACTAGAAAGTGAATCTACTAATAACAAAGGTTCAGGAGTGCCACAATCTTCAAGTATTCCTACTGCTGGCTATGCAGCTAATTTAGGATCGCTTAATTGGAATCCAACCCCAATTGCTTTAAGTATTCAAACCACTAAAATACCAGGTCAAGACACCAATGTTGATATGTTAAAAGCTGGTGGATATTACACAGGCATAGGAATTAGATAATGGCAACAAGTACTGGTCAATCAATTTATCAAGTAGCCTATGAAATTTCGCCAATTATTTTGTCGAATGGTATAGCTAAAGCTGTTCCAGGTGGTTTACTGCCAATTATTGCTATTACTGAAGCTGCTAATTTTGGATTTTCGCTTTTAAATGGTCAAAATCCTTTAGATTTAAACAATTTCTTTGGACATTTTAGACCTTTGCCTGGTGCGACTTTAGTAGACAATGATATTGCAATGTATCCTTTTGCAAACCAATCTTATGCTGCTAATGCGATTATTGCCAAGCCATTAAAGATTTCTATGCTCATGAATTGTCCTGCGAATGTTAATGGTGGATATGTATCAAAAATGATCACTTTTACTGCCCTACAAGCAGCTTTACAAGCTCATTCACAAGCTGGCGGTACTTTTGTTGTAGCTACCCCTTCTTATGTTTATCTTAATTGCATTCTTACCAATTTGACTGATGTATCAAGACCTGATAGTCAACAACCTCAAAATGCTTGGCAATTTGATTTTGTACAACCTCTAGTATCTCAAGCCCCTCAAAATACATTGGGTGCATTGATGAATTCCTTTCAATCTGGTACTCCATTAGCAGGTTAATATGGCAAATAGTTTATGGTCAGGTCTTAATAGTGTTATTGGAAATAACAATTCCATAACCACCCCTTTGTATGGTGGTTCTGTTAATACTCAAGGTGCAGCTTCTACTTATAGCATTAATCAAAATATAGCTGGCAATGTCAGCAATATCATTCGCTTTACTCCATCTTCAAATGCTAATTTTCAATTTCAAGCTACTTTTGATGGTGCTCAATACAATATAATAGTCACTTGGAATATTTACAGCGAAAGATATTATGTCAATATTTACGATGTAAATAATACTTTAATAGTTTGTTTGCCTTTAATTGGATCGCCTTTAAATTACAACATTTCATTGACTGCTGGTTATTTCAATACTCAATTAGTTTATAGAGTGCAAAATAATGAATTTGAGGTTATCTAATGAGAAGGTATGAAATTGTCATTACCGATCAAGATGGCAATCCAAAAATAGTAAAAGGGTCAAATGGAGAAACTTTATTCAATGGTACTTTTACCAGCTATGGAACTAATGGTAGTATTTTTGGAGCATTTACAGACTCTAAAAGCACCATAGCAGGTGCTTTGAATGTTGAATGGGACTTACCCATTTCCGTATATAACTCTCCTCTTGGTGGTGCATCTTTAAGGGTTTATGGGGTAGGGCTTCCCCTTTTAGCTCAAGCTGCTAACTTTAATCCAAGTGCAGATGGTAAAAAATATTGCAATATCAAAATTTCTGGTGGAATGGCACAAGGACTTCCTTTGGCTAATCCAGAGCAATATGGAGTTTTAATTAATACCAGAATTCAACAAGCCTTTGGTAATTGGCAAGGTACTTCACAAACCCTTGATTTTATTATGGTTTTACCTGCTGGTAGCAAAGAAAATCCATTTAATTTTAGTTTTACTTGTGCCAATAATGCGCTTTTAGCACCAGCAATTGAAACTACTTTAAAAAATGTCTTTCCAAATGCTTCTTCTGTCAATGTAAATATTAGTCCTAATTTAATTGCCCCAGAACCTTTGTATCAGCAAAACTTTACTTTGACTGAATTTGCCAAATATTTGAACGAAAAAAGTATTAGCATCATTGGTGGAACTACTTATCCTGGTATTCAGATTTCTTATGTAGACAATATTATCAATGTCTATGACTATACTGTTCCTTCTCTTATAAAACCTATAAAAATCCAGTTTACTGACTTAATTGGTCAACCAACTTGGATTGCCCCTTATACCTTGACTTTTAAGACTGTTTTGCGATATGACCTCAAGGTAGGTGGTCAAATCACTATGCCTCAAAAATCAGCACAAAATGGACTCATTTTGACTTTGCCTTCTTCGCAATCTCAATATAAAGAAGTTGTCAATTTTCAAGGTACTTTTTTTATACAAAATGTGCGACATCTTGGAATATTTCGGCAACCAGATGCGAATAGTTGGGTTACAGTTGTGCAAGCCTATAACCAACCAGCAGGATAGAAATGTCTGATATTGACCAAAAAATTCCCTTTGCACAATCTATTAATCTATTCACAGACCGAAAGATTAATGATGCTTTGCAAGCCTATGGGCAATCTTTTCCTTGTTATGTAACTTCGGTTAATGGTTCTATTGTGACTGTCAAATTTGATATAAATGTACCAGACGGAATTACATTGCCAGAAGTGACTTGTCCTGTAGCTGGATCAGAATATATTAGATACCCTATTCAAGCAGGTTGCAAAGGCTATTGCATTCCTGCCGATGTTAGTTTAAGAAAGGCTTCTGGTCTAGGTACTGGAACTCCTGATTTAACCGATTCTGGAAATTTGACTGCTCTGGTATTTTTCCCCTTTGGTAATACCAGCTTTTTTGCAGTTAATGGTCAATATTTATTTATGTATGGTGAAACTGGGGTTGAAATAACTACCAAAAATCAAGATTGCACCTTAACTTTAACTTCTTCAGGAATTACAATTAATCTTAATGGTGGTAATTTAATTGTCAATAATGGTAATACAACTATGAATGGCAACTTGACAGTTAATGGATTGATTACAGGAACAGATGGCTTTGCTATTAGCGGTGGAACTGGTGGAACTATGAGTGTTAATGGAAATATTGCGACTACTGGTACTATTACCAATAATGGCAAAAACATTGGTAGCACTCATGAGCACTCTGGAGTTCAACCTGGTTCTGGAAATACTGGAGCACCAATATGAGAACTTATGGTCGAGTA